CTTGTATGATGCTCACAAGAAGGAGGCGTGTCAAGAGGAAGGACTAGTCGAAGAAGTTGGTCTGTTGTCTATGTTATTATCTCCTATGTTTGGTGTACCTTTTAAAGTTGTAACAAGAACTATTTCATCATTTGTCTTAGTTCATGGTATGGCTACTAGGTATCTATTGAATGGTAATTTGTTTAGGGCGATGCAAACTTATTGGATCAACTCCCACTACAACGGTGGTTGGTTTGGTAAGTTTTTCCGTTTGCCTATGGCAGGTTATGATCAGTACATTAGTGGTACGTGGAGTAGTTTTTTGGCTAATATTTGTGTTTTTATCACGTCCGGAATATTTTTCGAGTCGATGGTAAACCACAAGTCAGTCAAAAAACGTACCCCATTTGTACCCAAGGATAAGAAGCAGGAAGAACGGGCCACTGAAGAGGACGTCATTCCCAGTGGTGTAGCTGTGGAAGCGCGTAAGAAGAAGAGATCTGGCAAGAAAGTTCGATTAACTGGTAAGGATATCAGTAATTGGTATGAAGGTGATTTAGAAGTTTTCTCTTCAGACAAGGATAAATTTTATCGTTTGTCTGTAAGTGAATTCAAGGCCGGTCTTGCAAACGATGAGTTTGGAGACGACTTTGATATTAACTTCTATGGTGAAGATACCATGTACCATTACGATAATACCCCAGATGATGCGATTCATAATGAATCGCTACTTGGCAAATCTCAACTTCAACATGGTGCTCTTAAAATGTGTGTTGTTGAAGGTTCTAGTCTCGGTAGTGGCCTTAGCACCCCTAAAGGTGTTATTGTCATGCGTCATTTTTTAGACGCCGAGGATAAAACTTTCAAATTGAAGCATGGAAAGACAGAAAAGATTTTTAATGTAAGTGACCTGGACAAGACTAGTAATGATGAATTATTGCTTTTACCACGTAATGTGGTAGGCAGTTTTATTGGTGTTACTAAATTGAAAGGGGGATATCCGCGCCACGCAAAACCAGCGAGTGGAGTGTTGGCAGGTATCAATACACGTACAGGGAAAGATTTTGTGGCTTCAGGAACTATAGGAGATTGCAAACACAACATGGCCAGTGAGTCAGGTTGTTGTGGCTCCGTTTTAGTTTCATTGGAAGGTACGTCTCCTGTTATGCAGGGGATTCATCATCTAAGTGCAGATCAACATGGATTGAACGGGTTTATTCCATTCACTGACACACTTGTCAGTGATTTTGGTTTAAACTAGGTGGGCCCCTCCCCCTCGCCGAGGGGGTTGGACGCCCGCCGGGCATTAACAAACATCATTTAAAGTTTGTAAAGTTACCACCATTCTCTCATAAATATAGTAAAAGTTTTAGTAAACTTGAGAACATTTCCTATCACGGAAAATTTTCTAGATTCCCCAATTACAAGGGGAGGTGTCATCCTGACCCAGATTTCGCTCTGTTTCATACACCTCCTACTGATTTTGGTATCTCTAAAATTGTACATAGTGCATCTGTGAAAGGAGCTCTCAAATACGATAAACCCGAACCTGTATTGGATGCGTCTCAGCAATCCAGTTTAGGTCTTGTGGTGAAACACATTACAGATGTACTTAGAACCAACAATGTACTTTCCAAGAAAGTGTCTTTTGACACTAGTTTTGGTGAGTTAGTTGGGTCTACGTCACCTGGTTTCCCATGGACTGAACTGGCTAAAACTAAGGCTCCTTTAATTGAGAGTGGAGTGGCTTATGATATATGTAGATATTACGAAATAAATTTGAACAATACGATCCCCCCAACGACTGTCTGGGGATCAGCTTTGAAGGAAGAGGTTCTAAAAACCAAAAAAGTGCTAGATGAGAACACGAGGCAGATTAATTCTGCCCCCATGGAACATATTTGCGCTCTAAACATTTATTGTTTGGAGTTCAATAATAGTTTCTATGATAGTGCGCTCATTACACCAAATATGGTTGGTTTATCCCCATTTCATAGGGGCTGGGACGCAGCATACAGGAAACTTTCAGTTTTCTTAAAAGGCATGTCGATTGATGTTTCATCATTCGATGCTGGTATGTCTGCCAACTTGCTCACATGGGTTAAACACTTGCGACTCTCCTTAGCTGTGAACTGGACAGAGGAAGACAAAGGAAAATTTAGTAAATTGTACGAGGATATTATAAATACCGTGATTGTGATGCCTTCTGGAGAGCTCCTCCAGAAACATTTGGGAAACCCTTCGGGGTCTTCCAACACAATTGTGGATAATACACTTGTCTTGTGGATAGTAGTGTATTGGTCTCTATTTTATTATGGAAACTATACATTACTTGAAATCGAAGAATTTTTCCGTTTTCTGTTGGGTGGTGACGACGGTACTTTCACGTACGCTGAATGTGTAAAGGATGAAAATGTAATTCAGGCTTTGGAACGTGGCTTTGCTGCTCTTGGGTGGAAACTCAAGGGTGTCACTGCCGCACCATTAAATGATTTGCATTTCTTTTCTAATAGTTTCTTTAACTATCGAGGTACCATGGTACCCAAGTCTATAAGGCCTAATAAGCTGGTATGCGCACTAGCGTGCAAATACATGGGCGAGGGACCATGCGAAACTTTAGTTAGAGCTACATCTATTCGAGTTCTACTGCGTTATGACCCTGATAATTTTGAGTTGGTATCTAGTTTCATTAGATATATTGTCGATAAATATAATCCATTTCTTTATGATTGTAAAGAATGGAAAGATGCTAAGGCGCAGATCTGGTCTATTCATGAAATAGACAGAATGTACCTATCATTGGAGTTTTAGGCCAGGGACGCCTGGTTTAAAAAATTCATATTTAAAGCAAAATGTCAAGCAAACTAGTGCAATTCAGGAATAAAGCCTTCAAAAAGACCAGCTCTGCTGAGATCTCTAGAAGGACTAATCAATCAAAACGTGATAAAGTTAAATTTCAAGACAGTTCTATAATTAAACATTCTGAAACCTTTGCTGTAGTTAAGACTGGTGACAAAGCGAAAGAACCCACGGTGGTATACATGAACAGTATTAATGAATTGGATGGCATCCAAGATTTCATGGTAGCTAAAGCTGCAACTATGGAAAACAGTGACAAGCGTGTCATTGTTGATGTCAAGAAATTTCAAATAGAATGCGTTAATGCATCCACCAAAGGACCAGCTATCGCTCTTTGTAAGTTAGGGTCTGAGACTAAACGTACCATCTTACCTATGGGTGCAAAAGTTAACGTTTCTTTTGCTCCCATGTCTAGTTTAAATGGTGATTCTGAAGTAACCTGTACTGTACCCCAATTTGGTGGTGATAAGGCAGAAGTTTGGTTCATCATTAAATGCAGTGTAGGACTTAGATATATATATTGAATTGTTGGACTTAGTACTGTTAGTGCAATAAATTATTGGATCCTGTGTGAACCAGCCAATCTGGATGTAACACACCAATAATTTGCATTAGTAATATTTCTA